GCCGAGTGGCTCAAGGCTAAGAAGCTCAACTTTAAACCGGAGGAAATAAAGCTCATGAAGAACTATGTCAAGAGTAAGAACCAGGCAAACAAGAACCGCCGGGCGGCAAAGAAGGTTAAGTGAACTTCACAAGCCTTACTTGCTTGCGCTTCACAATAGAGCGATTCAAAGGGTGGCGCTTTGTAGGGTGAATTGAATTATTACTATTTGGGGGCATATTCTTCCATGTGTTCCCAAACCACTTATTGAAATTTGAAGGATAAAAGTAGGTTTTGCGACCGTTTGTTTTTACCTCAATTGCACGATTTCCTTTCCAGGTGTTCTTGTTATTGAGTGAAATTGGGTCAATATTATTGAAACTATTCCATGAACGATTTACAGGAATATTCGCATTCCTACGCCTGTTTTCGTATGCTACGTTGTTGTTCGAGTTCGAGTTCGAGTTCGAGTTCGAGTTTCGATTCGAAACAACTTCATAATTTATCCCATTGTTAATCCCATTGTTAATGTTATAGTTTTGACGATTCAAAATATAACCCGTGATTGCATTCCTAACATTCCTCATAAGTATATGACTGGCGTTTGATCTATTTCTGAGGCGTATGATAATATTTTGCGCTCTGGCTGCATTATTGTTATTCCAGTTTTCCCTACTATGTAATAAACCTCTGAGCTGATTTTCGAGGACTGGCGTGTTCATTTATATAGTCTAAGATTTTAATCGATCATAAGACCAAGTTCCCAGATTGAGCCAATCTGCGGACACCAGAGCTGAGACTCTTGAATTTCATTATAAAAATAAACAGGTTTCCAGTTTTTAAAATTACGCACTGTTCCAAGGTTCTTCATAGAATCATCTACAAAGATGTGCTCTTGATCACGTGGAAAGTTGTACATACCCACCTCGGGTTTGAGGTAGCTCTTGGACACATCTGGACCTGGACACTTGAGGGAAACCTTATCACTTATCGCACGAGCAATTGGACCTGCCCATTCGATTGGTGAATTTGTAAATAGTGTAACATCCCATCCTCTCCGAGTAAACTCGTAAATCTCCTTTGCCTCTTGCTGAAACTCAGTCCCATAGATAACTTCTGAGAGATGGTCAATCATTCGCTTGTCATACACCTTCTGGTTAAAGTCACTCACATCAGTATTAAACATCAGATTAAGTCCTCGAGCTGTGTGACCATGTGCAAGATAAAGATGCTTGTTTAAAAGTACTGGATCCTTGCATTCCGGTAACTTGTTTCGGACATACTCAACACAATTGTGTTTTACGTGCTGAAGGAGGAGACGATCTCGAATGATGACTCCGTCGATGTCAAGGAGTAAACTCTTTGCCATACTATTAGTATAGTTGACGCTTTTATCTAGAGTTAAAGCTTTCCTTAGTATAAATGATACAATGGCACTCAATGTTACCAGACTCGTTTCTACCGCAAACCTTCCGGTCCGTGCCACCCCTGGCTCGGCTGGTTATGACCTCTTCAGCATTGACAGCTACGTCGTTCTACCAGGTCGCCGGGTGGTCGTCTCCACCGGCATCTCAGTACAGCTCCCGCCAGGAACTTACGGACGTATTGCGCCTCGCTCTGGACTCGCCGTGAAGCACGGTTTGGACACTCTGGCGGGCGTAATTGATCCGGATTATATGGGTGAGGTCAAGGTGGTTCTTCAGAATCTGGATGCTCAGCAGCCATTCGTGATCCGCCCCGGGTACCGCATCGCACAGCTCATCCTCGAGAACTACACAACTGCCGATGTGGTTGAGATGGCGAATGAGAACCTGCCCGAGAACACCCACCGTGGCTTCGGATCGACTGGAATCTAATAAGCTGTTAGAGACAAAAAACGTTAAAAAATAAATGAACTTTCAGGCAGTTGCTTGGAAGGGAGAAGACCAGGATGACCAATATACAATCCGTATCTTTGGTCGTGCTGAAAATGGGCAATCAGTTTCATTAGGAACCAAGTTTAACCCGTATTGCTATATCAAGACTGATGCAACCCGTGACACAGTCAAAGGACTCTTTTGGAGAGGTCTGGTCTCGTGTCAGGTTCAGAATGCCAAAGACTTGTGGGGATTCCAGAATGGTGAGTTGTCTCGATTTCTCAAGTTGGAATTTAAAAATCACAGAGCTCTCAGAAACTGCGCATACTGCATCGATAACAACAAGTTTCCTGAACTTCAAGGTGCTCGAATGTATGAATCAAATATTGATCCTGTTTTGCGTTTTATGCACTGTTCTGGAATCACCTCGACTGGCTGGATAGATCCTGGCATCTGTGAGCCTGACCTGGAGTCTACCTGTGAGGTGAACCTGTGGGCGCCTGACTGGAGGCACATCAAGCCTGTTGCGCGCGATGACCTTGCTCCACTTCGAATCATGTCGTTCGATATTGAGTGTTATTCGAGTACAGGGGGTTTCCCAGACCCCAAGAATCCAAAGGATTGTGTCTTTCAGATTGCCATGACCACCAAGGAGTTTGGAAAGGGTTACATTGATCGGAAGTGTCTGTGCCTCAAGGAGACTGCAGGCTTTGAGTGGTTTGCGACTGAGAAGGAGCTCCTCCAAGCGTTCGAGAAGCATCTTATCAAGGTGGATCCTGACATCATCACAGGTTGGAACATCTTTGGCTTTGATCTCGAGTATCTTATTGTGCGAGCAACCATTCATTGCAAGCTTGCGCCCGTGTGGGGGAGGGTCAAGGGTGAGGTGGCTGAGCTTGTGGAGAAGAACCTTTCGAGCAGTGCACTTGGCAACAATCAGCTCAAGATGGTTCCCATGACTGGCAGGTACGTCTTTGACCTCTTTCAGGATGTGAAGCGCGAGCACAAGCTTGAGTCNTACTCTTTGAACAATGTCTCGAAGCACTTTCTGAAGGATCAGAAGCTTGATATGCCCCCCAAGGAAATGTTTGCTCGTTTTCNGGAGGGTGACCCCGAAAAGCTCGGGGAGGTGGCTGACTATTGTATCAAGGATACTGAGCTCCCCCACGCGCTCATGGAGAAGCTGTGCCAGATTCAGAATCAGATTGAGATGGCAAAGGCGTGTTGGGTTCCCCTTGCCTTTTTGAGTGAGCGCGGGCAGCAGATCAAGGTTTTCAGTCAGATGGCGAAAAAGGCTCGCGAACTCAATTTTGTGATTCCGACATTCAGGAGGGGAGGTCCCACTGGAACCGACGAGGAGGGCTACCAAGGCGCGACGGTTCTTGAAGCTCAAACAGGTGCATATTATGCTCCAATTACTGCTCTTGATTTTGCAAGTCTGTATCCGAGTATTATGTGTGCAGAAAACCTGTGCTATTCGACTCTGGTCATGAATCCCAAGTACGATAACCTTCCAGGGGTCACCTACGAGACCTTTGGACCTCACAGGTTCGCACAAGCTCCTGCGCCCTCCCTCCTTCCANTCATCTTGATGGACCTCAAGGCGTTTCGCAAAAAAGCAAAGAAGGATATGGCTGCTGCAGAGGGAACACCGATGGAGGCTATTTACAACGGCAAGCAGCTTGCGTACAAGATTAGTATGAACTCGATCTATGGGTTCACTGGGGCTTCGAAGGGTATGCTCCCTCTGGTGGCTATTGCGAGCACTGTGACTATGAGGGGTCGTCAGATGATTGAGGAGACGAAGAATTATGTCGAGGAGCATTTTCCGGGTGCCAAGGTGAGGTACGGAGATACTGATAGTGTAATGGTTGAGTTTGATGTTCAAGGGCGCAAGGGTCAAGAGGCGATCGATTACTCATGGGAGCTTGGTGAGCAAGCCTCTGAGCAGTGTTCGAAGCTGTTCAAGGCTCCAAACGACCTTGAGCTTGAAAAGATTTACTGCCCGTATTTCTTGTATTCCAAAAAGCGTTACGCGGCAAAGATGTACGAAAAGAAGGGTGACGCTGTAATTTTCAGAAAGATTGACGTCAAGGGACTCCAGGTGGTCCGGAGGGACAGCTGTCCCTTTGTGCGAGAGACTCTCAAAAAGTTGCTTGAGATGGTTCTGGAGTCGAACGATCCGCGACCAGTCATAGAGGCTGCCCGGGAGGCTGCCCGGGAGCTCATGAATGGCAAGGTGCCTATGGAAAAGTTGCTGATGAGCAAGCAGCTTGCGTCCGAGTACAAGAATGCGCAGCCACACGTGTCTGTTCGAGACAAGATGAAGAAACGGTCTCCAGGGTCTGAGCCTCAGCAGGGAGACCGCGTCGCCTTTGTCATCGTCAAGGGTCCGGGGAAGATGTATGAAAAGGCGGAGGACCCAGGGTGGGTCCGAGAGAAGAATGTACAGTTGGATTATGATTACTATTTTAGCAATCAGTTCAAAAAGCCAGTTCAGGACCTTTTGGAGCCGTTGGTGAGTTCTGATCAAATATTTAACAAAACTTTCATGGTCAAGGCGACAAGCACATCTGAAATTGAGGCTAAAAAAGCTTTCCTCAAGCGTTTCGGTTTAAAAGTTTCAAGCGTATAGATAGTAAGATGGAAAGACAGATTCTCGACTTGATTGAGGAGGAGGTGTCCCGGAGGGTCAGCCTTGCCCTAGTTCAACAAGCTGAACAGATTTCAAAGATGTATGACATTCCAATTGAACGTCTTATGAAAGATAGTTCAAAAATTGAATGCACGTTTTGCAAAGGAATTCTCAAAAGCAAGAAGCGTTGTATGAAGCAGCCAAAAGAGAATGGATATTGCGGATTTCACCAATCTCAAGTCCCTCCGCCTCCTCCCAGGGTTGTTGAGCGTGTGAAGGCTCCGTGGGAGACTTGACTCCTTCAGGAAAATAATGTTATGTAGTAATATGTCTAACTATCCCAAACGCCGAAATAACTCTCCCAAACGCCGAAATATCAAGACTAATAATAAAGTGACAATTTATCTTTTGAATTGGAGAGGTGATCGCACGAAAAAAACAGTGAATCGTAACAATGTGGGACGTGTTACCACCGGGTATAGCAAGATTAATGGATTTAGGATTAATGGGCACAATGCTTATCGGCAAAAAATATACTACAGTTAAGGTTTACAAATCTAAGTAAATCAATGAACAAGTCAGCACTTCTTTTGACAAGTTTGGAGCGTTTTTTTGATGATCCAAAAAATCAAGAACAACTCTTTGATATTTTGGAGCACCGCAAGGGTATTTCACTTCGAAAGCTCGAGTGGTTTGTGACTAATTATTCAAAGGCAAAGCAGGTCACCTACACTGCACCAAATGGTAAGATGTTTACCGTTCACGTTGCCTACAAGTCGAGTCTGGATGGGTACTCGAAGAAGCTCTT